CAGGTGCATATAAAGCGACAGTCGGCATTCCTTACGTCGGCCCCATACTTGCCCCGATTGCTGCAGGCGTCGCTTTTGCAGGTGTCGCCGCATTCGGTAGCGGCATCGCATCAGCCGAAGGCGGCTACGACATCCCAGCAGGTGTCAACCCGATCACCCAACTTCACGAAAAAGAAATGGTACTGCCAAAAGCGCAAGCCGAAGCAGTACGTAGCATGGCAGACGGCGGTGGCGGTGGCGGCGTGGTAAATTTTCACGTGACCGCCATGGACAGCAAAGACGTAGCCCGCTTGTTCAAAGACAACGGCCACCATATAGCATCAGCACTCAAGCAACAAGTGCGCAACTTCAATACGGGTCGATAAATGAGCAATTCTGTTTTTCCAAGCCTGCCAGGACTGACCTGGGGCACCACCAAAACACCAGAGTGGAAAACTATCGTGCAGGAATCCGTTAGCGGTAAAGAGCTGGCGGCTTCATTGATGACCTACCCGCGCTGGACATACACATTGAGCTACGAATTCCTGCGCAGCGGCGCACAGACCGAGCTGCAAACGCTGGTCGGATTCTTCAACGCTCGGCGTGGTAAGTTTGATGACTTCCTGTACACCGATCCTGATGATAATGCCGTGACGTCACAGCAATTTGGCACAGGTGATGGCACAAGCACAGTGTTTGCGCTGGTACGCACCTATGGTGGATTTACCGAGCCAGTCCAAAACATCAACGGCACACCATCAGTTTACAAGACGGACTGGCAGGGTACGCAATTGCAATACACTACGCCACGCACCAACTTGCTGTTGCAATCATCTACCTTTGACAATTCCGCATGGACTAAATCAGGCGCGATAGCTGTGACTGCCAATGCAAGCACAGCGCCAGACGGTACTATTACAGCGGATTCGGTTAACGATACCGATACCGCCAATCCTGCACTAATATCCGAGCAAACGTCCGCATCTTACCCCGCAGGAACGCAATTTGCTTGCTCAATTTACATCAAGCAAGGTACATCGACAAAATCAACCTTTAACTGTTACGCGACTGGTGATACTGAAACCAACGCCTTTGTGACTTGGTCGGGTGGCGTGCCAAGTGTGACGCTCGGCACTTTAACATCAATGGGTTCTGGCTGGTATAGATGGACAATCGTTGTTACCAGCGGAGTAACTGGTACGTTTAATTATAGATTCTGGCCAACTGACCGCGCATCATCATCACTAACGGGAAGCATTTATCTATGGGGCGCACAGTGTGAAATTAGCGCAACCTCAACCAGTTACATTGCAACCACAATAGCTACGGTCACGGTGACAGATTACAGCCTGTCCAGCCTCGGCGTAGCGACATTTTCACCCGCACCTGCCAGCGGCGCAGTGCTGACATGGACTGGCAGCTACTACTGGCGCGTGCGCTTCCTGCAAGACAGCAGCGAGTTTACCAACTTCATGCAGCAGTTGTATTCCGCTAAAAAAATCAGCTTCAAGACGGTGAAGCTATGAAGACAGCACCCACCGCACTGGTCACACTGCTTACCACGCAGAGAACTTACTGGATGGCTGATCTGTACACCTTCACACTGGTTGACGGCTCACTGGTGCGCTATACCAGCGCAGATGTTGATGTAACTGAGAGCGGCAGGCTATTCAGCAGCGCAGGGCCATTGTTGAGCCGTGGCACGACCAAGCTACAGCGCGGCATACAGGTCGACACGCTAGACATTACCGTCAATGCCCGCAGCACCGATTTGCTAGGCGGCACGGCATGGTTGCCAGCAGTGGCCAACGGCGCACTCGATGGCGCACAGGTACAGCTTGAGCGTGTGTTTGCCAGCGCACCTGGTGTAGCGGCGGCGGGTGCGGTATTACTGTTTACTGGGCAGATTACAGAAACTCAAGTAGGCAGCACAACGGCAAAGCTGACAGTTAGCTCAGACTTGATACTGCTTAACATCCAAATGCCGCACAATCTCTATCAGCCTGGCTGCATCAATAGTGTTTACGACACAGGCTGCACAGCCAGCCGCGCCACGTTTGCGCGTTATGGCACGGTGACTGGGGGAACGCAAAGCAGCGTTAACAGCGATTTGACTTCACAAGCTGATGGTTACTTTGCGCTGGGTGAAATCATATTTACCAGCGGATTGAATTCAGGCGTGAAGCGCACGATTAAAACATCTTCCGCTGGCGTGCTGGGTCTGTCGTATCCATTGCCAAAAGCCACGGCAATTGGCGACACGTTTACCGCTTACCCTGGCTGTGACAAGCGCGACACAACGTGCTCAGGCATATTTAACAATATCGCTAATTTCAGAGCTTTCCCATATATCCCCGTTCCAGAGGTTGCTTACTAATGCGAGATTTGATCATCAAAGAGGCAATGAGCTGGCTGGGAACACCCTATCACCACCTCGCCCGCGTTAAAGGTGCAGGTGTGGATTGTGCACAAATATTGATCGGGGTATTTGCAGCTATTGGCCTGATTAAAGAGTTCGATACGGGTGACTACCCGATGGATTGGATGATGCACCGCGACGAAGAGCGGTATCTGGGTTTTATTATGGACTATGCCGACGAAGTCACTGAGCCGCAAGCAGGTGACGTGGTGCTGTATAAAGTCGGGCGTTGTTACTCGCACGGCGGTATTGTGACCAAATGGCCTGAGATTATCCACGCCTCACGTCCAGACCGCATGGTTGTACTTGCAGATGGATCACAAGGCTGGTTAGCTGACAGGCCGCGCACTTACTGGCGCGTGCGGGGTGCGGTGTAATGGGGTTCGGCGGCTCAACAATCAGCTCGTCTGAAAACAAAATCGGTGCGCTGTCTATCCAATCTAGCACTTACGGCTTGCCGCTCAATCTGGTGTGGGGCACTACACGCGTCACTGGCAACATGATCGGCTATAGCGATTTTGTCGCTATCCCGCACACACAGACACAATCCAGTGGCGGTAAGGGCGGCGGGGTTACGTCATCTAATACGACCTACACCTACCAATGCGCGGCCATGTTTGCACTGGGTGAGGGTGTGATTAGCGGCATAGGCACGATATGGTCGGGCAAGGATAAGACTACATTGTCTGCCCTTGGTCTCAGCTTATTTACAGGCGCACCAGGGCAAACGCCATGGAGTTTCATGGTCAGCAATCACCCGACGCAGGCGCTGGCTTATCCTGCTGTTGCTTATGTTGCCAATAGCGCGTTCAGCCTTGGCACCTCTGCATCATTGCCAAATTTGAGCTATGAGGTACAAGGCCCTCGTCAATTTGGTGGCGGTATTGTGGATGCAATGCCTGATTTGATACTGTCTGATTTTTTAACAAACTCAGTTTATGGTGCAGGCTTTCCATCTGCAAAACTGGGTGACCTGACGGCATACAAGACTTACACACAAGCGATGGGACTCTTCCTGTCGCCTGCATTAACCCAGCAGCAGCAGGCATCGCAAACAGTCACTGATCTGATGACCATGACTAACAGCGATGTCGTGTGGTCACAAGGCGTACTCAAGATCGTGCCATATGGTGACACTGCGGTGACAGGCAACGGCGTTACCTACACACCGAACATCGTGCCTGTATATGACCTCACTGACGACGATTTCCTTGGCGATACTGCCAGCGACCCAATCACGATTAAGCGCAAGACACAGGCTGATGCCTATAACCATGTGCAGATCGAGTTCATGGATCGTGCCGCTGATTACAACCTGGCGATTGCCGAAGCGACTGATCTGGCTAACATTGATATGTACGGACGGCGCACCCAGCAGCCGATTACCATGCACGCAATTTGCGACCGCGCCGTGGCTGATAAAGTGTCATCTACAGTATTGCAGCGTGCGCTGTATATCCGCAATACTTATGAGTTCAAGCTGGGCTGGCGTTTTTGCCTGCTGGAGCCTATGGACATCGTCACGCTGACGCACAGCCTGCTGGGGCTGAATTTGCTGCAAGTACGGATAACTGACGTTGAAGAAAATGAAAACGGTGAGCTAAGTATTATTGCTGAAGAATTCCCATTCGGCGTGGCGCACCCGCCACAGATCACCACGCAGGTTACCAGCGGCTATTCGGTAGATGCAAACGCCGCGCCATCGGGCATCGCAACACCGCTATTTTTTGAGGCGCCAATTGAAAAAACCAGTGTCACAGGCTTGGGTATCTATGCGGCTGTGTCTGGGCTGGATAGCACATGGGGCGGTGCGAATGTATGGGTGTCGCTCGACGGCTCAACTTACAAGAAAATCGCTACCATCAACGGCGGTGCACGTTATGGCCGCTTGACCGCCGCAATGGCTGCTGCATCTGCGGGTTCGGATAACGTCAACATCGTGGCTGTCGCGTTGTCTGGAACAGGCGGCCAGTTATTATCTGGCACGACTGACGACGCGACACTGTTGAATACGCTGTGCTATGTGGATGGCGAGTATTTAAGCTACGTCACTTCAACGCTGACTGCGACCAACTCATACACATTAAGCAATCTGATCCGTGGCGCATACACCACGGCAACGCCCGCCCATGCCAGCGGCGCAGCGTTTGCAAGGGTGGATGACACACTGCCTATGGTCGAGATTGACCCGTCCTATATTGGCAAACAAATCTGGTTTAAATTTACCAGTTTTAACCAGTATCAGAGCGGCGAAACTGATCTGTCAACCGCAACGGCTTATGCGTACACAGTAACTGGCGCAATGCTTAAATTACCACCCGCGCCAGTAGATAGCTTTCTGGTGACTGTGCAAGCTGACGGCACGCGGCAATACAGCTGGAGCTACAACAACGGCGCTCCGGCCGACGTAACCAGCGGCGGCGGCTATCGGATTAAATACTATCTAGGCACGACAACTGACTGGACAGTGATGACGGACGCACATCCGACTGGTTTAATTACCTACTCACCATTTGAGAGTAACCAGCTTGCGGCGGGTACATATACGTTTGCAATTAAAGCCGTCGATTCGCTCGGCAATGAGTCCGCAACAGCTAACTTCCTGACTGTAACGCTGACAGACCCAAGCCTTGGCAATGTGCTGGTGCAACGTCAAGAGCGCGAGCTGTTCTGGCCTGGCACGATTACGGGCGGTTTTGTCTATAACAGCAGCATTTATGCAAAGTCGTCTAGCACGATAGCCAGCTTACCATCTGCAATCTCGTCGCTGGCTTCGACGATTGACAACGTCGGCACAAATACCAGCCCAATCACTTATGTAACACCAGTGATTGATTTGGGTGTGGATACGTCTTTTAACCCACTCGTCACGCCTGCGGGGAATGGTACATTTACCATCACCATGAAAGTCGGGGCAACGGCTAATGGCGGGGTGACAGGTTCGTTTGTGCCGCTGACTAATGTGGCCGGCAAGCGTTATATACAGATTCAAGTGTCAGTGGCAGGCACGGCGCCACGACTGGATGAGATCACCACGCTGTTAGATGGCACGACGCAAGAGGATGACTTCAACAACGTCAACACCGCAACAGAAACATCTGTCTGGTTCTACCGTGTTGGCACAGGCAATTTCCGCATTGGTAGCAAAAGCGGCCTGATTGCGGCTATCAGCACAGCGCAGATCGTAGCGCTGCAAAATACAGGTGGCGCATGGACGTGGGAGCTGGTGAACAAGACCAGCACAGTTAACGGCCAGCCAGCCGCAGAGTTCAAAATTAGAAACGCATCGGGCGTGTTAGCTGATGCGCTGATAGACGTTTCACTTATTGGAGCAAAAATATAATGGCATTTCCAACAGCGGCAACAAGTACAAATTGCGATGCAAGTACAGATGACCCGAAGCAAGCATTGCTCACTGACTTGTATCAATTGATTCAAAAATTCAATCAATTGCTCGGCGTCGCTGCGCCATTAGACAGCCCTGCGCTTATCAATACACCAACTGCGCCGACACAAGCAGCGACCGACGCAAGCACTAAGCTGGCAACCACGGCGCAAGTGCAAAATGCAATTATTCAGGCTGGCTCAACCATACCCGCCAACCTATTATTTAACGGGTCGGCTGAATTTTATGCAGATGGATGGACGCTACCAGTGCAAGCGGGTTATCAGTCGGGCGGATTCGGTGAAGGCAGTTACTTTAATATCTTGAGCGCGACACTGGGGACTTATGTTGCGGAGTCAGCAAAGTACCCGATAGGTGCAGGGATGACAATTACTCTACAGGCCGAGATGTTTGCGTCAGGGCTCACGGCTGGTAAATTAGCAATGGATATCGGGTTCTACAATGCCAGCAATGTGTTGATTAGTTATGGCAATGCGCGCTCAGAATTAGCGGCAAACGGTGGCTGGATAAATAAATCAAACAGCGTGACCACACCAGCAAATACCGCTTATTTCACCGTCAGGTTCTTCATGGAATCAGCCGTATTAACTAACGGCGCGATTCGCAAGATGAAAGTCGGGGCAGGTGCAACAGCCTCGATTTACACTCGCGAGGCTGACTTTATTGCGATGAAGCAAGGTACTTTAGCGCCTATTTTTGGGTTCACATCGGTATTAGCAGGCACAGCAGCTGGTCATGCAGTCAATTATAGTCAGGTGCTTGGTATCGGCCAGACACGTAAAGATGTAACTGCCAGCCGTGCACTTGCCACTAATTATACCAATTCAACAGGAAAGCCAATTCTCGTGATTGGCGGGGCAACATCATTGTCTACAAGCGGATATATGAGCCTGACAGTCGCTGGGAATATGGTCAGTTCCGCTGTTTCTGCTACTCTTTTCTACCCTCTGCGCGTATGGGGTATTGTCCTTCCAGGTGAAACTTATCAGTACAACAGCACGGGTACACTGTCAACGCCTATTTATATGGAGTTAAGCTAATATGCAGACCTTTATTGATACTTATACCAATGAAGTTTGGAGTTTTGAGGATGATGTAATTGCTGCTGATATAGATGGCATTTACACTTTTTCAACGGCAGAAGGCGTTTCACTGCAGGCGCCATCAACATTACAACCTTATACAGTTCCAGCTCCCGCCCCGTTGACTGCTGAGGAGCAGTTTACTATTGCACAAAAAAATTATCAGGATGCAGTACAAGATTACATCATCAGCATAGCACAGAAGAAAGGCTACCGTGATGACGTAAGCTGCGCCAGCTACTTCAACGACCCGCACGAACCATTCATGGCGGACGCACAAGCATTTGTACCCTGGCGGTCAAGTGTGTGGCTTCAATGCTATACAGACTTGGCAGCGATTCAGGCGGGGACTATGCCTATGCCAGCGAGCCCCGCAGCATATATCTTGACTTTGCCAGCCGTACCAGCAGGATTCTAATCATGAAACAGCGTTTACTTTTAATCACGCTTTCAATAATCGGTTTTGCTGGTGTTGTGCTTTCCATCTTGTGGCTGATACCAGCAATCCTATTTTCGCCCTCTGGCACGAGAGCATGGAAGATCATCGTTGCTTACGACATGCTGGCTAATTCAGCAACGGGTGGCGACGATGGCGAGACTGTCAGTGCCCGAGCGTACAAAGCGAGCCTACAAGGCAATAAATACGGTTGTTACTTATGCAGGCTGCTGGACTGGCTGCAACCTAATCACTGCGAAAATAGCGTTAAATAAAATATATTTTAAACGTGTCACCCATACTAAGACCTTAACCGGTCTTTTTTTTCAGCTTAAAAACGGGGTTTTTATGGATTTACAGCATGTATTGGACTGGGTATTTGCAGCAGCTGGGGCAGTTGGTGGATGGATATTAAACTCATTATGGGGCGCAGTTAAAGATTTGCAGAACGCGGACAAGCAGCTAGCTGAGAAAGTCAATCAGATTGAAGTGCTAGTCGCAGGCGAATACGCAACCCGTGAAGATTTCAAGAGCCTGAGCAATGCAATTTTCACCAAGCTGGACAGAATAGAGGACAAGCTCGATGCGAAAGTAGATAAATAATGGTGGATATGTAGTACGGAGTAAATTACTCAGTAAGCCAATAGTCACAAGATCTTAGCGGTACTTATCTGGCCCGCTTCTACGGGTTTTTTTATGCCTAAAATAAGGATACAAAATGATTATAGTCGATGAGCTGCTAAAGATCATGCCGCACGCGGGTACTAATGCGCTTAAGTATGTCACGCCACTGAATGATGCCATGCGAGAGTTTAACATCGATCTGACACCAAACCGTGAGGCCATGTTTCTGGCGCAAGTGGCACACGAATCTGGCGAACTGCGCTATGCGGCTGAAATATGGGGACCAACCGACGCACAAGCAAAGTACGAGCATCGGCTAGACTTGGGTAACATCAATCCAGGCGACGGCAAGAAATTCAAGGGACGTGGGCTAATCCAGATCACTGGCCGTGCGAATTACAGCCGAGCGTCTGACGTCTTCAAAGTCAACTTTCTGGCTAACCCTGAGCTGATGGAGCAACCAGAATACGCGGCTAGAACGGCGGCATGGTTCTGGCAAACTCATGGCTGCAATGAGCTGGCCGACAAGATGGCCTACGCGCTAATCACCAAGAAGATTAACGGTGGTATGAACGGCTGGCCAAACCGCTTGGTTTATCTCGCCAATGCAAAGGGAGCGCTACAAGTATGAAAACATGGTTAACAGAATTGTTCGGCGACGCAAACGGCGTGCCCGATGATGCCCGTATATCAGCTTTTATGATGGTGCTGACATACTGCATCACCACCGCTTACAACGTGGCCATCGAGCATCATAATTTTGATATGCAGTCATTCGGCATTGGTGCGGGTGCGCTGGCGGCAGGGGTAGGGGTCTGGTTTGGGCAGAGGAAAGGTAATTGATATGTTTGCAGCACTATTACCCTATCGCTTGATGATTGAAATATGCGCAGCGCTGGCGCTAATGTTCGGAGCTGCTCTGTATATTCATCATGACGGATATAAATCAGCAAAAAATGAAGATGCGGCGATACAGCTAAAAGCAACACAAGCCGCAAACGCGGCACTTCTTGCCGCGAATACCAGAGCAGCAAACCTAACAGCGCAATACGCGCAAATCCAACAGAAGATGGAGACACAAGCCAATGAAGATCAGAAAATCATTGATACTGCTCACAGCCAGCTTATTGCAATTAAGCGGCTGCGCGACCCCTACGCCAGCCTCGCCGATAATTGCAAACTGTCCACCCATCCCACAACCGCCAGCACTACTACTAACGACCCCGCACCAGGCGAACTTTCAGAGCAGCTTACAAACTTTCTCGAACAGCAAGCCTATGAAGCAGACAAATTAGCAGTGTATGCCAAAACTTGTCATGATTGGGTAGCTGGATTGCAACAGTCAACCGATCGCTGACAGTTGGAATAAATGCTGCCTAAATGCTGCCGAAGTGACGTTAATTAGCGCCTATTTT